TTGATTTTAGATCCCATCGATATGGATTTGGACCCTCAATACTTTCATCTCGCACCCGAGTGTTAAACAAAACGGACGGTAGTGCCTCGCCTTTTCTAATCATAATATAACTCCTATTGTTTACCAGTATAGATCAACTAACTCATCTTCCATTCCATATGCTTCGATTTCCCAAGGCATATCAGAATGTTTTACATTGTACTCTTCAGCCCAACGGTATTGTTTTGCTGTAAGTTCCCCACGAATGTATTGTTTTGCATGCACAAGTTCATGCGCTAAGGTTGACACGATTTCTTTAATGCTGTAAGGGTAATGTTCTTGATCGTCATAGTCAACCATGTTCCTAGAAAGTTCCACCGAGATAACTTGAGCAGATTTCATAACAGAAGAATCCAACTGGACGACGCCCGCATTACAGCACTGCCCCGCGTCGTCGCCTAGGTTGGTTCTCATATTGGTAATGATTAACACATTTTTCTTGAGATCTTTTGGAAAGAAATGGTTGACAACATCATCAATAAACTTCTCAACTCGACGCTTTTGTGGGAACCTTCCGTCAATCGCACATACAATCATAATAAATCCTCAGTTGGTATATGCATATCTTATCAAAATTCTGGGGTAATGTCAAGCACTATCTAAGTCTTTGATTCTTTTGGGTTTATGATGCCCAGAACATAGTTTTCTGCGACATCTTCGGCATAATGTACAGAATGTGCCCGAACATCGACAACATCAACTTGCACATCACCCTCAAAAAACTCTACAAAATAACCGTCTTCGCTGAGGCAAACTTCAGCCTTTCGGCCGCCCTCGCGCGAAAAGTGTGTGCTAATATTGACACGAGTGCTTTCTCTATGTTTTTTGTTTTTACCACCAAAAATTATATCCCACTGACTTTCAAACTTCGCATGCGCATCAATGTAATCTTCTTTGTTTCCTACCGCCAAGGGTCTTCGACCGCTTCCTTTTCCATTCATAATATTCTCCAAAAGTAAAGCGCCTCATTGCGAGGCGCTTGTTAGATGGGATCACCCCCTTATCGTGACTTGTTCTATTGAAGCGTCGAGTGTTGCTCTTTTTTTCTTCATTTTATAAGACGCTTCAGTTTTACCTTTTCTGTTTAGCTTGAAAATCCGTTTTCCAAGTTCCCTAGAATGTTTCTTTAGTACTTCTAGTTGGCTTTCTACCATAGGCAAGTCTCCTTGTTAAGTTTATGTTACCATAACGAAACTGGATTTTAGGGGGCCCTCCTTTTAATCCGTCAAAGTTGTCATTTTTTTATCTGGATTGAATCCTTTATTAACATTTTCTGTGATGTATCTTGCACCACCAAACATCTGAATAACAACTGCTGCCGCAACCCACTCAGCAAAGCCATACTCAATATTTAGTGGAAACAGTGTGTTGAATGACCATATTGCGATAAACGGTACCGCAGTGGCAACACCAAGTAATATCAAAACAAATGCAAATGTAGCTCTAGTACTCATTCAAAATCCTCCAAATCTTCAAGACGATCATCATCTAAATTATTTATATCAATTTGTTCCAGCTTTTCCCTAATCTTGGTTTTATTTTTACGCTTGCTGTTTAGTCTTTTTTTCTTAGGAACGAGGTCATCATATTCATCATAGAATTCACGAAATCCTCTATAGCTATTTCTACTTTTACTTTTACCCATTGGACTTTCCCAACTCTTCACCATCAAAAATTTCGGGGATATTATCCATCAAGACTTTCCTAGTTATGCCTTTGTATTTTAGTTTTTTATCCTTGATCATGACAAGAACATCTGCCTCTTTAGCAGGAACACTTTCCAGCATTTCTATGAAGATACTTTCTCGCTTTATCCTTTTCATATTGGGTGTCAGGGTTTTCATAAAGTAGCGAAACTTTCTCATTTCTCTACCCAATCTTTTGTACCCAAAATTTTCCGGAATGTTTAAAGGCTCAAACGGTGGCTTACCTTTAGGCAAATCAAACTCATAACTTTGGTTGAATGTCAGTTGCAAGATAAGTTTGATTTCCGGTGCGATGTCACAAATTCTTTTTATTTCTGGTCCGCGCGTAGAAGCGGGCAGAGAAGAAATATGCTCAAACACCTCCCCGATATTCATTCGACTAATATCAGTCGGTTTTTGTGTAACAGTAGACATAATCAAAATTCCTGTAGATGTTCCATTAGTTGTTTCATTTTGTTTTTCATGAAGTAGTTAAATAACTGACTCCTATCACGAGATTCTGTGGTTTCGTACATACTGACAATATCTTCCGACAGCGCCTCGGGAATTTTTTGCAGATCAATCAAGATCTGGTTTCGGTTATAGTTCCTCATCATTTCTTCGTTGCAAAACTCTTGTGGTTGTTGCTGCAACCACATATTTAGCTTCTTTGTATTGATGGGTTTCTGTCTAGATTCCGACACAAAGGTGTCATCCTGAGATAGAATATTAGGAATACCGTCACCACGATCACCACGAATAATGTGCTCACACAAATATGCATGGGGATTGCCTTCAGGGCGAATAAACTTTTTAGCCATAGGGCTATACTGATCGACATTCACAAACTTCTGCAATTGCATAAAGTCTTTATCACTAGACAAGATCAATATACGTTCCGTGTCGGCGTTGCGCAAGAAGACACCGTTCTGGTGACATAGAGTTCCGATAATGTCATCAGCTTCGGCTCCAGCAACTTGCAGCACTTTGTATGGAAAGTTTTCTTTCAACTCGTCTTTGATTTTATGCAGGACTTCGAAGATGAGCGCCCAGTTATATGGTGATGCATCTCTAGACTTTTTGCGCGAGGCTTTGTAGTACGGGAAAATATCTCTTCTCCAGTAGTTCTTATCGTCAGCGCAGATAACTATCTCACCATAGTCTTGTTTGAATTTAACGTTGTAAGATTTTAGTGCGAGTGCAACCATATGTCGAATTAAGTTTTCATCAACATGCTTGGTTATACCAGGCTGCATCATTAAGTTAGATATCATTACCTGATTCAGATCCACGAGTATCATTACGATTTCCTATTATGTAATTTTCAGAACTATTGTATCACAATTAAAGCGACCTGTCAAGCCTTGTTCTTTTGTAGTTAGTTGTGGCAAAATCTTTTTGATCTTGACTTTACCCGCATCCATCAACTCAGGAATAATAACTTCAGGTTTGCGTAACCGCTTCCCTACACTGGATTTTGTGTTGAAGTTCTTCAGGGTAGTGCCTTTAAAAGTTAAGCCTTTTGCATTGTCGGAGTTATACACACCCAGCATCTTAGTCTTTATGTTGTAAGTCCATACCTGATCAGCACCCACCACCTTTTCTATGGGAACACATTTAAATCCGGAGTGTTCTTCAAGAAATTTTACCTTAGATACAATTTGTGTTACAGGCTTCTCTTTGACTCTGCGTTTTTTCCTTGTAGGTTTGTTTGCAATAGCAGATTTATTTGTGGTGGATACTATGTTATCATAAAACTCACCTAATTTTTTTAGTTGAGGTTTTGTGAAGTGTGAGTACGCTTCTTTTATTTGTTCATCTTCACCAGCAATCGCAAGAGTAATTTCTTTTGATGGGTCGATAAACATTTCACACATACGCTGTAGTACTACAGCACTAAGTTTCTTACCAGCAAAATACTTTTCCAAATCATATTTCTGCTTACATCCAGATGCAATATAGTCATCAATCAATCCTTCGATCTCGCCTGCTTCTTCACGAGCTTTTTCTAATATTCTGTCTTGCACAGAAACCTTGGGCACATCCTTTTTGACAACAGTTTTGATGCGAACACCCTTATAGTTCAGGAGCATTTTCATTCCATCATCAAAAAACTTTTGAGTAGTTTCATCAGGAACCATTCCCTGAAGCATCATTCTGGATATCCAAGCAACTTGCAAAGTAATCTTAGAATCTGGAATTGATCCGACATGCCGAATAGTTTTCTTGTCATACTTTGCATGACGGCAGTAAGACACAATAAGTTCTTTTGCTTTCTTATGATCATAACAGTAGTTATACCAGTTGAGTGCATCAATCAACTTTGTCTTATTAAACTCACCAACCCAGATAGGCTCGGGGCCCATACCCAATACAATATCAGATCGCAGTCTCTTAACCATTACATAATCCTATTAGTATACGCTTGCTTCGATGCTGATGTTGACATACTCGCCTGGCTGTTCTGGCATGATGGATGTCATAGTCTCACCGAAAAAGTCATAAGTGACTTGATACCCAGAAACATAAGTTTCACTGCGGGGCACATATTCGGTTTCACACGTCTCTCGGTTCTCGAACACATACTCAGTTCTGTAACCAGAGACAACTTCACGGGTTCTGTTGCGCTGAGAATATGCACCAATCAACGCACCAGCAATGGCAGATTTTTTGCGATGTTCTTTTGTTCTCGTAATTGCGTATGCAGTCGCGGCACCAATAACAGCCCCCATTACAGGCGCAGTTGTACTTCGCTCTCGTGTGTAGACAGGAACTTCTCTAGGCACTCGAACCTGACTCATAGTGCAAACTCTGCGCTCGTCAACAAATTCTTGTGTGTTCTGTACAGGAATCGATTTGATAACCTTTGCTTGAATAGTCTTGGCAGCAGATGTTGCAGAAAAAATAGATACCAATATTGCAAGAGAAAAAATAATTGTACGTTTCATAGTGTCACTCCGTTTTATAATATATTTAGTTTTTGTTGGTGCCGTCATCTTAGAACATCCTCCCAAAATCAATGTTAGACCAACCTTCACTTTCACACATCCAAGCAGTACCACATTTCTCGTTGACGATGATGTCACCCACAGAAACCGAATGCATTCGAGTGAACTTCTGAATGCAAGACCCTTCAGGTCCGTATCCGTTACCGACATGAAACACATCTTCAAGAGTGTCGACACCGGTTACACGGGCAACTGAAGCGAAGTGATCTGACATCCAAGGTTCAAATTTCTCAGAACCACCGAATTTGACATCGCGCTGGATTACAATCTCAGGAAACTCTCCGAAGTCCCCACTCCAACCAACTGAATTCAGGTGATCTCGGGCAGCATCTGACAGGTGAAACTGGTGAATTAAGTAAGACATAGTTCGATCTCTCATTGATTAAAAACATATTATAACAGGTATTGAGGTGGTTGTAAAGCGGTTTTTTAGACTGTTTTGTTATATGCTTATGCTAAAAAGTTATTAAGAGTGGCGATATTTTCTACTTCGGAGATGCGTTTTTTGGCGATTTCGTAATAATTTGAATCCATTTCAATACCAATAAAATTTCGTTTTGACATGATACTGGCTACACCAGTGGTGCCACTACCCATTGTATTATCAAGCACCGTGTCACCTTCGTTGGAATACGTCTTAATGAGATATTCCATCATGGAAACGGGTTTTTGAGTAGGATGATAACCTTTCTCTTGTTTCCATTTCTGGACGCTTTTGGGGTATCTGGTGCCCTCTGGATTGTCACGATGTTTTGATTGTGCTGAACCATAGACTTCACCAATTTTGGCGGTATCTGATTTAAAACCACCATATGGTGTGGACAACCACATTTGAGGATTATAGGTGGGTTTAGCGCGATAGAACACTAACACATTTTCATGTGCTTTGAGAGGCATCACTTTAGCATTCATTGGATTCGTACCCTGAGGCTTCTCCCAGATCCACTCGTATCGTAGATTTTTAAGATTAGACGAGGCTAGGGTGGTCGTAAATGGCTGTTGAGCCGTAAATACCATAGCAGCATTCTTCTTACAGATGCGATTGTATTGTTTCCACAATTCATCTAGAGGTATGATACTATCCCACTTACAAGCAGTAGTACCGTAGGGTAGATCTACCATCAACATGTCCACACTGTCATCAGGCAGCGTTGGTAGAATTTCTAAGCAATTTCCTAACCGTAAGTCTGCAACCATTCGTCAACTCCTATCATATATTCTGAATTTAATAAAGCGACCAATGATCTAGAACCACTCATCCAATCGTCATTGTCTGCTTTATTACCACCTTGTTGTGCACCAAAAAACTTGTTACGTAACTGTCCTTTGGCACGAACTTTCATCTTAATCTCATTTTCTGTTCTGAGTATTTTAACAAAGTTTTCTTTAGAAAGCAACCCTACAACATCATCAGTGCCCTCAGGATTAACACCGGCAAAGAGCAGCCATTCCCAATCTTTACCTTCAGCAACATGATTCATCATCCATGAGTTCTTCTGAATGATACCATTCTTCTGTTGAGACAATGAGAACTTATATTCCATGCGAATACCGTTGACTACAGAGTCGTGTCCGGTATTGCTAGGTTTGGTTACTTTGCATCCGAGACTTCTGAACAAATCGTCAATAATCTTTTCACCAAACTGTCCTTTTTGTTTGTTACCTAAAAACTTATATCCTTCATAAGCAGTACCAATCCAGTGATCTTGGTTCTGCTCTGAGACATAATCCTTGACACCGCATCTAATAGCCGAAACAGATAAATCCATATCATTTCTCATTTCTGATTGATTAAGTACTTATTATCGCACAATATGGGTCAAATTTCAAGCGTTTTTTGATGAAATTTTGGAATACATTATATTCCAGATATTCCTCTAATCTCGGCTTTGGTGAGATTTCGGAACTTTCGGCGAGAGGGGCTCCACTGTTTTTTTGGATTTGAGAAAATAATCGCTTCTGTGGTGCCCTCTGGGACGTATCCCACGAGCATCGACCCAGAGGTGATGTAAATGTGTTGGGGAACCCTATAATCGGCCTTAGACCAGTCTGTGACCTCCTGACGTACCTGCATAACCACTCCTTATCATCAAATTACTATGTAATTCTACATGATTTTGGAGCATATGTCAAGTTTTTATGGCAGTTTTACCAAACCTTTTATGATACTTGCACTGCCTTTTGAGACTGGACCGATATTGTACGGCGATTTTGCGACAGATTTGAACTGTATTTCCATCGTTATTTGGTAGCCTTGCCCTCCGGTGGGCCTCTTTAAACTCTTCTCTTGAGCGAGAGCTTTTGTTACACCCTTAGATTGTATGCGAATTCTAAGAACTGCTCGATGGGAGTTTGACCATCTGGGGATTTTGGGTGTGGTTTTGACGTTCATTTTTGCTGGATCTTTAGGCCCCAATAGGAAAAAACCATGCGTACCAACATTCAGGTAATATGTGTCTTTTAGGTTATAATATTTTTCGATAGTGTCTGACGGTAAGTCAAAAAATATGTCTGGACAGTTTTTCAGGTCTTGACTGTACCTTTCCTTAACGTCAGGCTGGCCAGCATCCTCCCATCTTTTTACCCACTTTTCATCCCGATCTTCGGCAATCCAAAGTTTCTTTTTCCACTTCGATTTGATGGCGGCAAGCACCTTATTAGTAACACCCAAACCTTTCATAAATTCTTTTTCTTTAGCACCATTCGTGTCACCAAAAGAAAAAGATGCGGCCGCATTATTGTATTTTATGACAAGGGAGCCCGCAGACGCCAAATCTTTTTTTAATTCGCACCCATACTCTATGCCTTTTATAAAAAGATCTAAGTCTGGTCGATCCGAAGATGCGCCTGCAGGAACATAGTTTTTTTTAACTAAACCGTAGTCTTGTAGACACTTCGCTACATTGGCTTCGTATAAAAAACCCTCCTGTGCCATCAGTTACTCTGCTTTTTTCTTAGCGGCTGAAGGTCGTTTCACCGCAGGCTTTTTCTTAGCTGGCGTTTTCTTAGCGGCGGGTGTTTTTTTAGCTGCTGCTTTCTTAGCTGGAGCTTTTTTTGGAACCTCGACAACGGGAACTTCTTTTTTCCCGAAAAAGAACTCTTTGATTTTTTGTAACATGATAGTCTCCGTAGATTTATACACTATTTAGTTTTTTTAGCTTTTGATTTTCTCTTGTCTTTTTCTTCTTCGAGTTTGTTGAGTTTATGCAATCTCGATGACACTTCCTTTGCAGTCATCCAAATGTCCTTACCACCAATCAAAGATTCCAGTTCTTCTTTGTTAAGGAAGTTTTGGTAGATGTCTTGGAGGATGCCCTCGGTCCATTTTCGCTCGTGTGTAATTTGATCGTACATTTCTCCACCCTTGCCAAACGTGCCGCCGGAATAATCGTGAAACATAAAGACAGAATGGTCAGAAATCTCAAAAGAGTTTCCGCACAAAAATATCATAGTCGCTGCTGACATGCAGTAGCCTTCAACCGAGCATACTATGTGCGCTTTAGAATCTCCCATACAACGAATAAACTGTATGGTTGTGGAAACATCACCGCCATGTGAGTTGATGTGGATGTAGACGATATCATTCTGCTGTGCGTTTCTTATTACCTCAAAAGCATCAAGATATTCTTCAGATGATTTGATATCACCGCTGAGGTATATGTTGAAGATAAACCCAATTGGTACTGGATTTCTTACTAC